TCGCAATAGCCTCGCCAGAAATTCCGGCGAGCCAGGCTAGACATAACGATGCGTTTTAGTCAGCCTCCGCCGGTGGCCCCCTCCCCCTGGAACCCCCTCCCCCGTTTCGCACCGCACCGCACCGCGATCCGCATACCGGTACGGAGCGATGCATCTCAACATGCATCGCTCCGTACCGGTATGCCGCAGCGCATTAACCGCGTAGCGTAACCACGGTAGAGAGCAATCACCATGACGTGATTGCTCTCTACCGTGGTTACGCGAACGCACCGCATTAACTCGATCACTCTATTAAGCTATTAAGCCTGAATCGCGTTAAGCGTAACGCCGTAGGGAGTAATCACCATGACGTGATTACTCCCTACGGCGTTACGCGAATGCGGCGCGTTAACGAGATAACTCTAAGTACCGCCTTAATAGCGCTCTCCGTATACCTCCCCCACCCCCCTATAGTCCCCCCTCCCCCTCAGGGCAATGCCTGGCAACGCCGGTGCTGGCGGCAGCGTTGACCGTACGAGACGGGGCGAGACGGCCAGGCTGGACCAGCTACCGTCTCGCTCTTGGGCAGGCAGCCCCAGAATGTGCCTGTGAGCCCCTGTAGTGGCCTGAGAGGCCAGGAAGAGTGGCATCGTGAGTGAGTACACTGGGTCCCCCACCGAGCCCCTCACAGAGCCCCACAGCGCGCCTGAGGGGCATGTTGACATAACGACGGCACCGGCACCCGGCCAGGACCCGCCCCGGCGCAAGCGGGGCCGGCCGCCCGGCTCCGGGGTGGGGGCCAAGCGTATCACGCCCACCAGTCCCCTGGTCAGCACCCCGGCTGCCGGCAGCCCGGACCCCGCTTATGCCAGAGTGGCATACATCCCGCCGGGGGCACCCCGGAGCACCGTGACCGCCGTCCGGACCGCCGCCGCCGTCCGCGGCATCATGGAAGGCAAGAGCCTGACCGAGATCGGCAGCGAGATCGGCGTCTCCCCCCAGTCCGTCTCCCGCTACCTCAATCGCCCCATCGCCCAGCGCCTCCTGCTCGCCGAACTCGAAGCCGCCGGCGTCACCGCCCGCCGCATGGCCCAGAAGCTCTCCCAATTGCTCGACGCCAAGCGCATCCAGCTATTGCCAGATGGCAATGGCGGGGTCGAGGAGCGCCTGGTCGATGACAACCGGACCCAGTTGCGCGCTACCGAGATTTCCATCAAACTCTACGAGCGCCTCAACGGGGTTGGCGAGGAAGAAAATAAAAATAAAATTGTCGAAGAAATCGAGCGATCGAGAGAAAATCTCAAGAACGCCACGATCGAGGAGCTTCAGATAATTGCTGTACGTCGCCGAGAAAACTCGGCCGGATGAGCAGGCCGAGAAAATTTCTGGCTGGAGAGCGCGCTACCGCGATCTCCTGGAAGCGAGGATACTCGTCAGAAAACTTGACGACCATCCTGAGCAGGCAGCGGCGATAAAAGAAATCTCCTCGCGTGACCCGATATTCTGGACCAATGCTTTTGGCGTCATCACAACGGCACGAAATGCTGCCAGAGGCGCTCCGGTCACGCTGCCGTTCCTGCTCTACCCCTTCCAGGTTGATCTAGCCACCTGGCTCATGGATGGCCTGCGCGAGGGCCGGACGCGGCTGGTTCTCAAGTCGCGCGAACTCGGCGTGACCTGGCTGGCCGAGAACCTGATCGTCTGGTCCTGGCTCTTCATCCGCGGCTTTAGCTGCCGCATCGGATCGCGCACTGCCCAACTCGTCGACGCCAATCCGGGCTCGCGGATCGATACGACGCTCTTCGGGCGGATCGAGATCATCCTCGAAAACCTGCCGGAGTATATGCTGCCCGCCGGCTTCGACATCGCCAACAAGCGCTATCGCCAGAAGAACATGCTGATCAACCCGGAAAACGGCAACACCATCATCGGCGAGGCCAGTTCGCCGAACTTCTCCCGCCAGTCGCGCCATACACTGATCTTCCTCGACGAGTTCGACTTCTGGCCCGACGCCGAATCGGTCTTCACCTCCAGCCACGCCGCCGCCCACGCGCGCTGGATCGTGACCACTCCCAATCCCTTCGGTCAGAACATGGCCAAGAAGATCGTCGACGAGAAGCTCGCCGACGTCTTCGAGGCCCCCTGGTACCTCCACCCGGAGCGCGATCTCGAATGGCGCTTGAACCAGGACAAGATTCTCACCAAAGATCGCGCCGCCCAGGAATACGATCTAAGCTTCACTGCCTTCAGCGACCTGAGAATCTACCCGGAATGGGATAGCGTCCCCAAGGGAAACTTCCCCTATCATCCCGGCTGGCCCGTCTACGGTTCGGTCGACTTCGGGCGCGCCGACGGCACCGCGCTCGTCTATGCCCAGCGCAATCCGTCCAGCGGGAGAATTCGCATTCTCGGAGCCTACTATCGCGCCGGCAAGACGATCGACTGGTTCTTCCCCTTCTTCGGCAAGGAGATCAAGAGCGGCATCCACGACTACGATGCGGAAGACCTCGAATTCATCAAGAACGTTCATCTGTGGACAAGGAAGGGCATCACCTGGTATGGTGATCCCAGTGGATCGCAACTCACCCAGGCCGCCGATCGCAGCGTTATCCAGCAACTTGCGGATAACAAAATCTACGTGACGACCAATCCGTCGATCAATCGCTATCACGAGCGCCAGACCAGGACCAAGCTGGCAATGCGATCGATGGAAGTGAATATCGAGCACTCGCGCCCGCTCGATCAGGCGATGCGCGACTACCGCCGCGCCCGGCCAACCAGCAACCTCAAGGACCCGTCGGCACTGCTCAAGCCCGTCCACAACTGGGCCTCGCACCCGGCTACCGCCCTGGAGTTCCTGGTCGTCAACCTGCCGCCGCTCGAATCCTACGACGCGGCCCCGCCGCCCGTTCGCCACCACGCTGCATGGGAGAATCTATGAGCATCGACCCGTCCGTGCTCCAGAACATCCCGCCAGAAATCCAGGACGCTCTCTTCAACCAGGCTATGGGCGGCCAGACTCCACCGCCGCCACCCGACGGCATCCTGGCACCACCGCCGCTGGAGACGCCCGGCCAGCGCGAGCGCGCGCGGCGCATCCGCCCCTTCGAGCTTCCGGAGACCAAGCCCAAGCCAGCGCCCTCGATCGACCAGATCATCGCCTGGAAGAACCAGCGCGTCTCCTACTGGGCCGGCCGCGATGAGCGGATGCGCCGCCACGAGCGCCTCTACCTGATGCTCGACGCCGGCACCCTGCCCCCTTCCGGCAAGAAGGGCGAAGAGCGGATCGTCTCCAACTACGGGCGCGCTATCGTCGATAAGCTCAGCTACATGGTCGGCCGCCAGCGTGCCCGCATCAAGACCTACCCACGCGCTCAGACGCCCGAACATGTCATGGCAGCACAGAATTGTGAGGATTTTCTCTATGATCTCGAACGGCACGCAGACGAAAAGCACATCGCATCCGGACACCAGTCGATGGCCAGGGATGAGGCATGGTTTGCTGGCTGCCGCGGCTGGCTCGTCAGCCGTGTCTATCTCGATTACAACTCGATCGAGCAGCCGATCTGTTATGAAATTCGCGACCCGATCTGCTGCTACCCGCGCTTCGGACGCGTCGGCATCGGCTACCTCCGCGACATGATCGTCCACGAACAGACCGATGTCGTCACCTTCCTCGCCGCCAACCCCAAGTACATCGATCACGAGTACTTCAAGGACAAGGACGACCAGGATACGATTACGATCACCTGGTACGAAGACTGCTGGAACTCCGTGCTCATCGCCGATGACTCGGTAGAACTCGATAGCTACCAGCACAACTACGGCTTCTGCCCCTGGGTCGTCGATCTGGCCGGCGGCTCGCCATCGGATATTCCAGAGGCGCGCGACCAGCGCGGCTCCGGGCTGCTCGCGCCGCTGACGCACATGATCTCCTACCGATCCAGGATGTACTCCCAGCTTGCTACCGGTATGGCGCGCTATGGCAACCCGCCGACGATGGATATCGTCCAGCCCGGTAGCCCCTATCCGGCCCCGCTCGACATCTCGCCCGGCGCGCGCAACCGGCGCACCAGCGACCAGGACACGCGCATCCTCGAAGTCCGCGAAGATATCAACCACGCCCAGATTCTCGCCAGCTTCGTCGAACAGGAACTGGCGCGCGGCGGGCTACCAGACATTCTCTGGGGCGATCCATCCGGACTCTCCGGCGGCTTCCATCAGGCCGTCGCTACCCAGGCGGCCGAGGACGCGCTCTTCCCCTTCGCCGACTGCATCATCAAGCACCGCCAGAAGCGCAACTCGCTCGCCATGGCAATGGTGCTCGTCGCCGAGCGGCAGGGCATCCTGGAGCCGGAAGTGAGCGGCGAGAATCCAGAGGCCATGCCGGAACCCGGCATCGTCTACCGCCGTCCCAATCGCGAGGCATACCCGCGCCGCGCCGGCCGCCGCCAGGCGGAATACGTCTACTCGGTGCTCAAGCCGGATGATGTCCGCCTGCACGGCCTCGAAAACGAAGTCCAGTTGCGCCGCATGACGCCGAGCGACCTCCTGGCCATCGGCCAGTTCGCCAGCATGATGGCCACATCGGGCCTGCTCGATATGACCTATGTGCGCGACCGCTACCTCGACGTGGACGATCCCGTCGCCGTCAACAATCGCGCCCTCTACGACCAACTCTACAAAGACGAAGAGATCGTCAAGAACGTCTTCATTCCCAGAATGCTCGCCCAGCTTGACCCAGAGCTGCTGGCCTGGCTGCAATTCAACCAGGCCCAGAAGCAGCGGCAGCAGGCCCAGCCGCCGCCGGCACCTCCGCAGCCAGCGCCTCCGCCACCACCGCAAGCGCCACAAGCGCCACTGCCCGCCGTGCCCGGCTTCAATGACGCCCAGCTTCCCAACGAACTCCAGTTCGCTCAGGGCGTTCCCGGCTTCCCAGGCGATCCAGCCGCCATCCAGGCGCTGATCCAGGCGATGATGCAGCCCGTTCAACCGGGCCAGCTTCCAGCGGAGAATATTCCATGAACTACGATGTTGGCACTATCGTTGTTGATGATGATGCGGGAAATCGCGAACCATACGACGCCGGGAAAACCGCTGCGCTGATCTATAGCGGCGTCTATGAAAACCTGCCGCAGGATATCAGCCACGAAGAGCGCAAGAAGATCGCACTCGAACTGACATTCTCGATCCTCGAAGAGATGTTCCGCTAGGAGCGACCAATGCCTGATCCCTATTCGCTGACGCCATCGGGGAACACGCTCAATAGCGAGATCGGCATGGCCAATCCCGATGCCGTGATGGCATCGGAGTTGCGCCGGCGCGGCTACGATCCAGACTTCGGCTATATCGGCAACATCATCGTCAAGCGCTATGCGCGGGTGCTGCCGGAACTCGCCAACATGCTCTCCTTCTACTACGGCGATGTTCTTGGCCAGAAGACCATGCCCTCCTTCTCCGACATCGTCTCGCGCTTCGTCAACGCCATCTCGACCCCAGGATCGACCATCGAGTCGATCATGGGCCTGCCCGCACCACAGGGCGACCCAGGCATGCCGATCTCGCTCCGCGATGCGGCACGGATGGGGCTGATGACCGAGAAGGGCAAGCGCTACCTCGTCGATCTCGGCCGCCAGTCCGAAGACTGGCTCAGCAACTTCGCAACGTTCCTCGACATGCTCAGCGGCTACACGCCGGCCTACATGCGCGCATCGCAATCGCTGCGCGACATCAAGTCCCGCCGCTACTGGGAGGACTTCCTCACCCAGGGCCGCCAGGAAATCCCGGTAAGCGACATCATCGATCTCTACCTCCGCTAGGAGGGAGATGCCATGCCATCAGGAGTGACCTACGGCGGGGTGCCGTTCGTCAACCCATTCATCGGTGCGACGTGGAGCCCGATCCAGCAGCAGGCATTCCGCGACGACCCGCGGAATGCCTTCGCCTATATGCTCGCTGCCAACCAAACCAGCGGGCCGCGAGCAGTCCCGCGGCTCTTCCGTAGCTTCCTCGAAGAATGGCTCCCGGAACAGTTCCGCAACTACTCAGCGCTCGGACTCACCGGATCGACGATGAGCTTCGAAGACTTCCTCGCCGGCCGCAATCCGTTCGCTGATTACCCAGCCACACAGAACTACGCCTCGCGAAAGAACCTTTACGCCGCCCCGGTGAGAATGCTGAGGAGATAGCCATGGTTGCACAGAGTAACTACAACCTGGCTCAGCTTGGGCTCCTCCAGGAGGACCCAACACTGGGCTTCGATGCCGCACTGCGTGCCTACGGGCTCGACCCGGATACCAGCTATCTGGGACAGTATGCTCGCAACCTTGGCAAGCACCTCTCGGCAATGTACAACTTCGGCCCGACCTTCGGCCAGCAGAATGCGCTCCAGCAGCTTCCGAGCATGATCGACTCCTTCGCCAGGGCCGTCATGACGCCTGGAGCCAACCCATTCTCCCAATTCCAGAATATCTCCCAGCAGTACTTCTCCGCCCAGCCAGGAACGAGCCAGTATGCCGCCGTCAGAACCGGCGACCCAGAGAAAGACCTGGCGGCAATCCGTGCATTGCAAGCGCTCGAAAATGCGACCAGGACGCCGCTCTACCAGTCGACGGCAGAAAATCTGCTCCGGCAGAAGTACCGCACTCTCCTTAGTGGTCTGGCCACCGGACAGATCAACCAGAATATGACCCTGGCCGATTACCTGGCCGGACGCCAGCCGGCTCCGGTGTCCAGCCAGACTCCGGCTTCGGGTACCACTCCACCAGGAACCACTCCACCTGGCACTACGCCGCCTGGTACCACACCGCCCGGCACTAGCCAGCCATCATCCGTCCCCTGGCTGCTTCCATCCGGACGGCCAGATATCGGCGTGAGCGTGCGCTGGCGCAGCGATGGCGCGCTTGGTTCGGACTGGCAGCGAGATCGCTACGCGCTGCTCGGCAACGTCAATCACCCACCCACCGACCGAACAACGGCCATCGTCCGGCTCGCATCGCGCCTCTCGATCCACCCGGCGCTCGCCAAGGCGCTCATCGACAGCGGCGTCTACGAACTGCTCGGCATCGTCGATCCGGCGATCGTGCGGAACGATGAAAAGCTCATGCAGGATACGACCGACGTTTGGGGCTACCGCGGCGAAGTCAACAAGGTTCCTAGCTGGGGCTGGCAAGAGGCGGCTCGGCTCGTCAACCTCGCCCAGAAACTTTCCACCGCTCGCTCGATCGAGGAGGGCCTCGTCAGCCTGGGCATCTCACCAGATAAGGCGCGCGAGGTTGTTCAGCGCTACCGGGCGCTCAGGAGTGTCTAGTGTTCTTCCAGACCGACCCATTGACCCTCTTCAGGACGCTGACGCCACTGGCGTTCGCTGCGCCAGATATGGCGCTCAGCCTGCTCTTCAAGCCGCCCAGCCCACCACCGCTACGCCCGGTTATCCAGCCGCCAGAGTTTCGACAGTACACGCCACCCTTCACGTTCGCGCCCTCTACGGATACTGCCTGGTGGAATACCAGACCCGTCCCATCACCATATGCGCTAGCAGCGCCAGACCAAATCACCGGCAGGCCATGGCCGTCCAGAAACGCGGAGCAGAAGCAGCAGACCAGCCAGAAGCAGCGCAGCGCGCCGGTTCAGCAGCAGCAGCCGTTGCCTACCGGCAAACCGGCTGCTGCTGCTGCTGAACCGGCCGAGATGCCACAACAGACTCAACAGCAGACTCAACGGCAGCAACCGCCATCAGGGAATCGAGGTGCGACCATGGATGAACTGACTCCGCTCGAAGAGGCCGTCTATCGCTACGCTGGCGACGATAAAGAGCTTGCCAGAGCAATGCTGATGGGTGCGCTCATGGAAGGCGGCAACCTGACTGGCCCATGGAACTCCGGCGATAATGGCCAGTCGCATGGCCCCTATCAAATCTACCAGGGTGCGCATGCCGGGATGATTACACCGGAAGAGAGCAACGATCCCGACATCGCCACCCGCTTCATGCTGCCCCAGTATAAGGCCGCCATCGCCTCGCTGCGCAAAGAGCAGCCCGACCTGTTCGAGACCGATCCCTACCTGGCCGCTGCCATCGTTGCCTACCGCGCCGAGCGACCAGCCGCGATGTATCCCGTCGCCAGACAGCAGTGGGCCAAAAGCGTCCTTGAGCAGCGATTCAGAGAATAGTCATGGTCGATCAGGTCAACTATAGCGATCCATTCGCGGCATCGCTCTCAGGACCACCGGGCCGGCAACTCTCATTCGAGGATGTGCTCTGGCTCCTCGATACCGGACGGCGCGAGCTGGCCCAGCCTGGGCTTGGCTACTACCTCTACGGTCGCAGAGCACTCGGTCTGAACCCAATCGTCAACAAACAGATCATCGGGCGGATGTTCCCCCCACTTGCTGCCGCCCAGGACATTCTGGACATGCTGATCGGACAGGCAGCGCCGCAGCGGCCAGAAATTTCTGGCCTCGATCCGGCCAGCATGCGCCGGTACTGGGAAGAGTCGACGGCTGGCGGCAACGACCTCGCACGCGCCGCGCTAGAGATCGCCTTCGATCCAACCAGCTATCTTGGCGGACCAATCAAGGCCGCCGGAACGAAGCTCGCCGCCAAAGCGCCAGCACTCGGACCGGTGGTGGGACCACTGGCGCGCGCTGCCGGCACCGGACTGGCCACGGTGGACGATGCCTACATTCGCGCGACCAACAAGTTGCTTGGCGGCATCGGCAATTTCCTGGCAGCGACGGTCGGCAAGACAAAGCCATTCCAGCTATCCAAGCAAGCCATCTTCGGCGATTACTTCACCAAGTTGCTCGATGCCTTCGAGCAGATGGAAAGACGCGTCAGGGGACGCGGCGATACGATCAATATCCTCGATATCCCAGGTCGCGTAAGCACTGAGGATATCATGAGCAGCGCCAGTAAAGAACTCGAAGACATTCTTTCCAAGAACCCCTCATATGCCGGCAAAAATATCAATGAGTACGGCGTGCTCGCCCGGCGCGAGCGCAATCTCTTCAAAGAAATTCTCGATCAGGTGAATGACTTTACCGGACAGTGGGACGAGGTGATCTACTATAAGCTGCTCAGGAACGCCTACCAGAGCCTGCGCCAGATCGCCAACGACTTCGATATTGCCGTCGAGCATGTCTTCAAGAATAGGGAGTGGTATCCCGGCGTCAAAGACGCCAGCGGCAATCTCGTCCCCATGCCGGAAATCGTGAAGAAAGATATCGACAATCTCATGGCGCAGCGCCATCGATCGACGATGGACGTGCTCGAGTCATGGCTCGAAGCGCTCAAGGCAGCGTCGAAGTACCGCGAAGACATTGCCGAGGTGATGGTCGATCCGACGACTGGTGCCACTAGGGCGCTCAGCGTGCCGAAGGAGTATGCCAATTACAAGCAGCTCATCGCCAATGCTCTCGATCAGATCGACGCCCTGTTCAATCAGCACGCCTACCTGCGAAAACGATTTGGATCGCCGGACGAGGAACTCGCCGCCCTCTCGGATATCGGCGAGTACCTTTCCTACCGCAATATGGTCGATTTCCTCAAGAAGCTCTCCGGTATTGGGGTTTCTACCAAGGATATCTTCCCATCGCTGGTTGGAGCAGGGCACCTGAAGAATGTTCCTGTTTCTCCAGAATCTGCCGCGCCTGGCATCTACCGCTACCGCCAGAATTTCTACGACGACATCGCCAGGAGTGCGAAGGCGCTCGAATCGCTCATGCTCTCCGCGGCCGACTCGCACGACGAGATAATTCGCAGCATCTACAACGACATGGCGAGCGCAGCCGAGGATATCTTCTCGCTGGCCATGGCCGAGCGCGGTGCGCTCTCGTCTGGAAAGAAGCGCTTCGAGGCGTGGCTGAGCAAAGAGGCGGCCGACTTCATCAAGCCGCAAAGCGAGCGCATCCAGCGTCTGTTCGACGAACTGGTGATCGACCAGAATCGCATCAAGGGCGCGATCGCCAAGACGCTTGAGGAGAAGGGCATCACCGATGCCAAGACGATCAAGTCGACCATCCAGAGCCTCACGCCCAATCCGCAGGCTATCATCGATTTCCTCAAGGAGAATGGCAAAGACCCACAGACGATCAACTCGGTCAAGTCGATCATGGAAAAGTGGTCCCTGAACCTCTTCAAGGATGACCCATTCCGCCTGGTTGCCAGACGGTTCAGGGAGGCCAAGGCTGTCGAGCTTGGGCTCAACAAGCAGAGCTTCTGGGGGCGGGCGCTCTCTGGTGCAGACGCGCTGGAGTCGATGCTGCGCGAAGAGGCGCTCATGGCACCATCGACGAGCGGCATGAACCTCGTCGGCGGCATCTTCCTCGCCTCGCTCGATGGCACGCCGGCACGCGAGATCGTCCGCCTCTTCAAGGAGAACCTCCGGCGCTTGCGCGCCGGCGGCAAGGAGTTCGTCCCGTGGGAGATTCTCGATATCCACCAGAAGCTCGGCGTTGCCGTCCCAAATGAACTCAAGCGCCAGGTGCACGATGCGGCCGGCAACCTAGCCGGCCGCCCCGCCGACGTTATTCCCGGCATCGGCGAGCAGCTTGCCGAGACGGCGACCGAGCGCGTCAACCCATTCGTGCGCGGTGCCATTGGCGCGATCCAGGGCGCTGGCATGCTGTCGCCGCTTGGTCCGATTGGCATGGCCACCGGCGCTGCCGCCGGCGCTGCTGCAAAGGTCAATCTCCAGCCGAAGATGGCTCGCCTGAACCGTGCGGTCTATGACGTCATCGAAGGCGCGCTGCGCGGCGCACGCTACCTTGAGAAGTTCAACGAACTCTTCCCGCGAGAGAGCCTGAATATCTTCGATGATGCGCTGAGAACCATCGAGCCGAGAAGGATCGGCGAGATCAATCCGAAGATGCTCGATATCCTGCCCGCTGGTCCGGGGCTCGATCCTGACGCATTCAGGAAGTTCGTCACCTCATCTTATGCCGCCAGGCAGAACCTGATCGTCAACACCCCAAGAAAGGAAGCCTTCATCAACGCCGTTCGCGAAGCGCTCGAACTACCTGATAACGCTACGCTGCAAGATATTACCAGCGCCATCGGGAAGAACGGGCTGCCAATCAGCCCAGACCGGCTGCGCGGGATGCTCGTCGATGCTGGTGCCTCGGTTGATAACGCTGCCGCTATTGCCCGCAAGTGGGAGAGAACGATCGAGAGCATCGCCAGCGAGTCGATCAAACACTCGAACAAGACGAACTTCGACTATCTCCGGACGAATAATTTCGAGGAGTTCCTGCGCCGGATCACTTTCTTCCCGGTCTGGACGACCAGGGCGACGCCAATCTTCATCCGATTGCTGATCCAGAACCCGGTATTCTTCAATGTCATCAAGGCGCTCAACCAAATCTCGATGGAAGACAAGGACGTCCCGGAGTCGATGCGCGGCTTCGTCGGCATTGGCGGTGCCGGCAATCTTCTCGCCGCCACGCTCTTTGGCCGTGCCGGCATGGTCTACATCAACCCGGTGCGCGGCCTGATCCCGATGGCCGATGCTGGCGGGACGCAATTCACGCGCGATGACCAGGATTTCATCGGGTCGCTCGTCTCGATGATGCAGCGGTTCGGCCTGGGTCCGGCACCGCGCGTCTCTCTGCCACTCCAGGTGCTTGGCCTCACGCCGCAGGATAGCTTCAACCTGATGCGCACCAGCCAGCTTCTCGAACTGGTTGGCGCTCCGATCGGCATGCTGGCAGGTACCGGCATCGACAGCCCGGAGAAGTTCATCAAGTCGGCACTGCGCGGCGCTTCGGAGTTCATCGGCACGAACCCGTACGATGAGTCCGTGACCGGCAGCGACTACAAGGATCAACTGATCCGCCGCCGCATCGCCGAGATGGCCTACGAAAAGACGGGACGGGCACCCTACGGCGTCTGGCTTGAGGCTATGAACGGCGGGCGCAGCATCGGCGGCGAAGACTTTGCCGGCCTCTCGGAAGAGGCAGCGAAAATCTGGAACCAGGCCAGGCTTGATGTCGAGCGGCAGCTCTTCATCAGCAACCTCATCACCACGCTCATTCCGCTGAGAACCCGTTTCATGAGCGAGACGGAGCGCGGTCTCCGCCAGCTTGCCAACCCGATCATGGAAATTCCGCGCGAGAGCCTGGCGCGCGAGTTGCTCATCAAGCAGTTCCCGCAGGCAATGGCGCTCTTCGATACCACCAACACCAAGAAGGATGCCGTCCAGCGGCAGATGCGCGGCTACTCCGAACTGCGCACGAACATGATGTTCCTGCCGCCCGCTAGTAGGAGGAGACTGATCGACGATTACCTCGCCTCTCATCAGGCGCTCGCTCGCTACCTGGCGTGGCGAGAGGCAAATAAATATACTGGTGAAGACGCATTGAGTACCTATGTACGTGGAGGAAGATAGGTGAGCTTCGTTACTGATCCAACCGTTCAGCAGAATGTCCAGTTCAACCAGACCGACAGCGGGCTAGCGCCCGATGTCAGGCCGCCAGCAGATCAGCCTAGCGATTCTGGCCAGAAGCAACAAGAGGAAGCCGAGAACTATCCATCGCTCGACGAAGTTCTTGCATCGCTGCGTGGACAGCAGACGCAGCAGACACAGCAGCAGCAGCAGCAGCAGCAGACTCCACCACCGCAGCAGCAGACGCCGCCACCGTTCGATCAGGACCCGTTCTTCAAGGCATTCCAGCCGCCACCGTCATGGGTTCAGCCAGAGCTTCCGCCGCCACCGCAGATCGATCGCTCGCTGCTGATCCCAGAAGTAGTCGAGGCGAAGAAATCAGAGATCACCGCACGCTATTCTGCTGCCTGGCATCATGCTCAGGATGAGACGCAGCGCCAGGCCATCCAGATGGCGCATGCTGCCGAACTCGCACAGTTCGATGCCAAGGTCGAGCGAGCGAAAATCCAGGCAGAGCGTTACGAACACGAAGTGAAGCTTGCCAAGCAGCGGGCAATGACGGAACCGCTCTATCGCCAGATCGTTGCCCAGAAGCTGAGCGAGCGGTATAAAGTACCAGTCGAACAGCTTCTCAAAACACCATGGGGCGAGGAAATTACCGATCCAGCGCGCATGCTTGACGCCGCTCTCTACCTTAGCTCGTTAAGAGCACGAGAGAATGCGCAACAGCAAGCATCGCAGAGCGTTGCCCCATCAACAACTGGTGGACCTCGCGTTAGCGACTTTGCCGAGCGGGTGAGGCGCGCCTCACCTGAGGAATTCCAGAAACTCGTCGAACAGGCAATGAGGACCGGCATCAAAATCTAGAGGGGGGAGAAGCTTCTCATGGCGACGTTGCTCACGACCGGCCAGGGTTTTGGTGGTAGTACTGAGCAGTTCAAGACCTTCTATGACCGCATGTTGCTTGAGCGCGTGCGGCATAACGAGGTCTACAACCGCTTTGGTCAGAAGGCGCGCATCCCGCGCCGTGGCGGCAAGACGATCGAGTGGCGGCGCTTCGCTCCGCTTGCACAGGCCACGACGCCGTTGACCGAGGGTACCGCTCCGAGCGGGAAGGACCTCTCCTTCACGCTGATCACGGCGACTGTGGCGCAGTATGGCGACTTCGTTCGCGGTTCCGATCTGGTCGATGTCACCGCGATCGACCCGATCATCACCGTGGCGACCGATCTCCTGGCTCAGCAGGCATCGGAAACCTTCGAGGTCGTCACCCGCACGGTGCTTGAGGGCACGACCAACCGGCAGTTCTCCAAGCCTGACGATGCCCCGGCAACGGCGAACTTCCCGACCAGCGTCACCGGCATCAAGAGCGCTGGCGGCGTGCCGGCATCGCTCAAGTTCATCGATCTGGTCCGGGCTTCGAAGACGATGTTTATCAAGCGCGCCCTGCCAGTTTCCGGCAGCCGCTACGCCTTCATCATCACCCCGGAGCAGTGGGCCAACTTGATGGCCGATCCCGACATCCGGCAGACCTGGAACTATGGCCAGCGGGACAACCTGATCGATGGCGAGATCGGGACCTACATGGGCTTCGACTTCTACCGGACCAGCCTGCCAAGCGTTGGCGATGCCGGCTCAACCTATGCCGGCGATACCAGCAACACGGTTCCGTCCGGCGTGAAAGCCCAGGGTGGCTTCGTCATTGGCCGGCAGGGCTATGGTGTCGTCGGCCTGGAGGGAATGGGTCTGGAGACGATCACCAAGACGGTTGGTTCCGGTGGTGCCACCGGCGACCCGCTCAACATGATCTGGAGCCAGGGCTGGAAGGCCGTCCACAAAGCAGTCATCCTGAATCAAGACTGGGTTCTGCACGTGGTTTCCAGCGTCTACGCCTAATACTGGCGAGTAGCGCTGGTGCTCCTTGAGGCCGGGCCGGATCGTCAGCACGATCCGGCCCGGCTGGTGTAGAATGACGATGATGCGAGGAGGCATTCGTGAAGAATCTTGCCGAGATCGAAGCTATCGAGAAACTCCGGGCGCGACCACTCAAGCCGGCTACCGAACCTGTTGTCGATAGCAGCGCTGGTGATGGCCCAGAGCCGGGGCCGGAAGACGGCATCGATACGCCAGAGTCGCTTGCCAAGCCGCTCGCCAGTCCGCAACCGGTCGATGTTCCGCGCCAGACGATCGACCCAGACGTCCTTGCCAAAGAGATCATCGATGCGCTCGCATCGAAGGGGATCAACGCCAGCAGCGGGACAGTGCGTGCTGCGATCTCTTCGATGATGACCAACAATGCCGATGCTACCGCTAGCGATATCGTCAGGGTTGCCAGCAACATTGCGGTGAAAGAGGCCGAGGCCAATATTGCATCGATCAACCAGGCCCGCTCGACCCGCGAAGTCGTGATGGCCGAAGAGAAAGTTCCCTACATGGCCGACGAGTCGGTCGTCGTGACCATCAACGGCTGGAGCATGCGCATCCCCAAGGGCAAGACGGTGATGGTTCCGAAGTCCGTCCACGCTGTACTTGTCAATGCCGAGAACCAGAAGAAGCTTGTCAAGCAGATGGAAGATAATGCCTACCGGAGGCTGATGCGCATGGGTCCGGCGGAAGACGATGGCGATATCGTCGAGGGATACGGACCGATCTAGGAGGGAGCCATGCCCGGACTAACGGTTGTCAATACTGGAAACAGAGGCGGCGTCGCCCTTGCCAGCGCAGCAAGAACCGCGACCACATCATCGGACTGGATCGAGAACACTGGTTGCAGGGGTGTCCTAGTCGTCCTTGACGTTACCGCCGGATCGTCACTGTCGCTCACGCTCAGTATCCAGGCATACGATCCCGCGAGCGGCAAGGCCGTGACGCTGGCGACAGCCACTACTGCCGTTACCGGCGTCAGCACGAACTCTTACCTTCTCTATGCCGGCTCGAATGCCGGGCTGACGGTGACGCTCGGCGTTCTCCCGAACGTCTTCCGGATTTCCGTTACCCACACGAACGCCAACAGTGCGACCTATTCGGTTGGCTATAGCCTCATCCCCTAGCGAGGTGCCCCGTGTATAGCCAGGAAGAGATTGCCGCCAGCAAGGCAGCGTGGGCCGATTGGGAGAAGCGCGGCCGGGCGCTGCCGCTTCCAGACGTGCCGGAATACCTGTCGCTCCAAGAGCTTGCCGGGCGCTACGGTGAGTACGTTGCCTCGGATGGGACAAAGATTCCGGTTCTCCCCGGCCATGTCCGCGTCATCGATTTCGTCTGCCCGGTCTGCCACGAGCAATCTGCCGGCTTCCTGGAATATAGCGGGAAGATGGTCTGCTCGAAGGAGTGCGCCGCCATCTGGTCGATGTCGAATGAGAGTATCCGGCGGTTCAGCGACGAGTTCATCAAGCGCGCCGTGAGCGCACGCGAGGCGCGCGAGCGCATCAAGTATCTTGAGCGCGAACTCGAACAGCTTCGCAGTGTCGGAGGGCAGTGATGCGCTCGAAGATTGCTCAACGCGAGAAGCTCATCGCGAAGGGTGGCGCAAGCCTCACCAGTCCGGGCCGGCTCTACACGCAGTTCTTGCTCGATCGCTATGAGAGCGAGCACCGGGACTGGCTCTTCGGCAAGATGGCCAAGTACTGGAACGAAGTCGTCCATCTGCTGCGTCACGGGCTGATCAATGACGCAGCGCGGCTGCGGGCGAAGATCGAGGAGATCGAGCGCTGGCACTGCGCCCATGGTGGCGCGCGCTTTGGCACCTATGCCTTCTCTGGCAACCTGGCCCTCAACGAAGGCTGGGACAACGACTGCTGGCTCCTGATCATCGGCGCTGCATCGCAGACCGCCTTCAACAATACCAATGCCCGGCTCGGTGTGGGCGACAGCACGGTTGCACCATCGGCAAGCCAGACCGACCTCCAGGCTTCAACGAACAAGACCTACAAGGCGATGAATACGTCGTTCCCGGCAGCCGGCGGGTCCGGCACGCGGCGCATGGACTTCAAGTCCACGTTTGGGTCGGCAGATGCCAATTATGCCTGGAATGAGTTCGTCGTCGACAATGGCGCAACCGACCAGACGACTATGTTCCGGAATGTGACCAGCCTTGGCACGAAGGCATCTGGAACGTCCTGGGACCTCACGGCACAGGTGACGATCACCTAAACGGGAGGGTGGCGCATGATCTCGATGGCTGCGCTCAGGAATGAGATCATGAGCGACCCGCTTGGCCTGGGCTACGCCGTCCATCTGGCCGCAGGGAATCACAAGGCCCTGGCCGACTTGATCAACCATCCGCGAGATGGGGCATCTGCTCCACCATCTGTTCCAGGAGCAGTGGCCGGCCCAGTCATCCTGGTTCCAGAGCGCGTCGCAATCGAGAGAGTCTTCGATGCGATCGATGTGCGCGATATTTCTGGTTCGGTCACTGCTGCGCAATTGACCTGGTTACGGGCATTCTTCTCAATGCGCTGGGTATTTCTGGCTAATCCCGATGGGACGAACAGCAGGACCATGGACAATCTGCTCCGGGTCGTGAACAGCGACACGAATGGCAGCCGTACCAGGCTGCAAGCGCTGGCGAAGAGAAACGGATCGCGGGCGGAGCAGCTCTTTGGGATCGAAGAGTCCGTCTCGCCAGATGATATTGGCAAAGCGCTGCTGAGCGGGGTGTAGCCATGCCATCATCGTTCAGGCTCGATACACTCGCCTCGCCGGTGACGTGGCTCTCTACCGAGCTAAACTCGCTGGCCAACAGCGCTCGTGCTGTCAGCGGCACGCTGACGAATACGAACCAGGAGCTTTTCGCTCAAGTTGAACTTACCGTTACGTTTGGTTCGGCACCGTCCGCCGGCACGACGTGCGAACTCTACATTCTGCCATCGAATGATGGCACGAACTTCCCCGATGATGCCGTCGCTGATATTCAGGCGGCGCTCTGGGTTGGCAACTTCGTGCTGCGAAACGCTACCGCGCAGCGCCGCTTGCTCTGGCCAGTGCTGCTGCCACCCAACACCTTCCGGGTCGTCCTGATCAACCGCTCTGGAGTCTCCTTCCCTGCATCAGGTTCAACGGTAAGGGCTGCGTACTATAGCACGCGAGGCACCTGATGCCGGCCGCGGCTATGCCACAGTCCATCCTTATCGATAGTACGGACCGATTGTTTCGGTCGAGCGATCTACTTCACTATGATCGCAATTATACCTTCATGTGCTGGTTATATATCACGTCGCTGCCATCGTCCAATACCTACGACACGATATTTTCCATCAACACGAACAGCACATCGGCAAACTATGACTCGCTTGATATCAAGGGTGCAAGCCCAACCAGGATAGTCATCGCCACTGATAGCGGCGGAACGCGTACCGAGACATTTGGAACAACATCACTATCCGCCAACACCTGGTACCACGCTGCCATCGTGAGATCGGCGAGCAACAGCAGGATTGCCTACCTGAATGGCGTCGTAGAGGCGAGCCACGTCTCGGATATCAGCGGCAGGCCGGACCCATCGCGCAACGAGATTGGCGGATTTACGACAAGCAATGTCGATGTCATCGTTTCCCGCTTCTCTGGCATCAAGATGTGGGGCGAGGCACTCACGCGAGAAGAAATCCTGGCAGAGATGAACTGGCTCTACCCGGTCCGCTGGAGAGGGCTGTACCTGTGCGCACCATTGCTTTCGGGACACAATGATGTATTCGACGTTTCCGGCAATGGGAGGCACCTCTCCGTATACGGCACGCTCACGACGGCGGCTGGACCGGCACGCGTTGGCCGCTATCCCCCATCGATGGCATTCAGGCTAGACCGGGGGCGATAGATGTTCTCGCCCTACATCCCGCTGCCGGCTGTCGATCCGGCGATCGTCCCCACCCCGCAGCAGAATGCCTTCTCGCTGAGCGCGGCATTATCGCTCAATGAGTCGGTCAGCGTCGCTGTAACGGCGACGCTGACCGACTCATTGAGTGGGACCGATAGCAGCGTCCTTAATGTACAGCATGTTCTTGCCGAGAGCAATAGCCTATCTGAGGCTATTTCCTTCTCGGTCGCCGTCGTGCTGGGCGAGGGACTGTCGCTGAGCGAGGCGCTCGCCACGTCCGTCTCGCACGTGCTGGGCGAGGGGCTGACGCTGAGTGAGGCGCTCGCCACCTCGGTCTCCATCGTGCTGGGAGAGGGGCTGTCGCTGGGCGAGGCGCTCTCCACCTCAGTCGCTTTCGTTCTGGGCGAGGGGCTGTCGCTGAGCGAGGCGCTCGCCACCTCAGTCACCGTCGTGCTGGGCGAGGGACTGGCGCTGAGCGAAGTGCTCGCCACGTCCGTCTCGCACGTGCTTGGTGTGCCGCTGAGCGCCGCAGAGGCAATGGCGCTCGCCGTATCGAGCGCACTCGCAGAGGGTCTGACGCTCTCCGAGGCCGTCTCGGCAGTGGCTGGATCGAACTCCGTCTCGATCGCCGAGGGGCTGTCGCTCGCCGATGCGCTACAGCTAGCCGCTATCCTGTCGATCTCGGACGTTCTCATCATCAGCGAAGGGTTCTTTGTACCGATCTCCAATGCCCCACGAGCAAGGTCGTCCGGCGGCGTTATACTGGTGCATAGTAGGCACGGAGCGCGCTCACCCAACCAGCAGAGCAGATACGGGGTGATCTCGGTTGCCAGTAATAGCCGGCACGGGGTGCGCTCGGCTAGCCAGCGCGGTGGCATAAGGAGATAGCCATGCCGGATGCGATGATCAACCAGGACCTGACCGTTACAGCCTACTTCGAGGATCAGGACGGTCCGATCTCTAGCGCGAACGTGAGCGTCGAAGTTCGCAACGCGCGGACCGATCAGGTCATGATTGCCAGCACGCCGGCTTCGGATGGCCAGGCGGCCGGGTACTATGACTACACGATCAGCAAGACGTACCTAACGCAGCCGGTCCGGATCAAGGCAATCTTTTCTGGGACAAAGGGAAGTACCGATCTCTACCAAGAGGTTTTCGTCTCGGTCGGCATCGTCCGGCCCGGCATGATAACCAAGCGCGAGGCGCGGCTGCGCATTGCCGAGATCATGTCCGGCCACGATGGTGCCTGGGAGCTTATCGCAACTTCTGGCACGACGACATCTGCTGTCGTGCCAGAACTCGCCGTCGGCGGCACCGGTGAGTACCGCGGCTTCTGGGCCATCTTCCAGAATGGCACCAATCGCGGACTGGTGCGACGGGTGACGGCCTGGGACAAGGCGACGAATACGCTCTCCTGGGGCGTGGCGCTGCCCGTAGCAGTCGCGAGTGGCGACCGGATCGATATGATCCAGGTGCGGCCAGCCGTCATCGACCGCTCCATCAGCGATGCCCTATCATCGCTCCGCAACACGGTGCTCTCCGAGATCGAGGAGCAGCGCTTCAAGACCGATGGTACGACCATCGACTGGCAGCTTCCCTCCGATGCCGTCTATGTCTCGGCGGTCGGGATCGTGAGAGACTCGGATGGCATCCTGCTTGGCTGGCTTGCTCCGCACGAGTGGTCGGTCGAGCCGGGCGGGTTGCTCCGCGTTACCGGAGATTTCAGCACCTTCACCCCGATGGGATGGATCGAGACGCGGGCGCTGCCCAGTGGCTACACCCTCAAGGTGAAGATGCTGGTGCCACCACCGATGCCGATCTATGATGACTCGCTGATCGATGCCTCACCGGCCTATGTCGTCAATCAGGCCGCGGCAATCCTGCTCTCTCAGGGAGACAAGAACGAGACAGACTTGCAGCGCTCGAATTTCCTGTCGCAGCGCGCCGAGGTTGAGCGGCGCAGAATGGCAACGCCACTCCCCGCTGACGCGACGGAGGTGCGGTGGTGAGCATCTCGCAAGAGGTCATCCGCCAGGGGGAGGTCTGGCTCTCCAGTATCGACGCGTCTACTGGCAGCGTCAAGAACTCCGCCCGCTTCAAAGTCAACGCGCTCCGGCCAGTCCTCAACGGCCTCTTCCCCCCGACGATCTCGCTTGGCGACGATGGTCGCGATACGCAGCCATTCGCCTCGACCATCGCATTCGATGATCTTACTTCTGGCATCGGCATCTTGAACTATGACCCGGCCATCGGCATGCGCCGCTACTGGTGGGGGACTCTGGACGCGCGGCGGCGGCGTGCCGTGGCGCTTGCTCCACTGGTGACAGACCGGCAGAACCCGCATGCAGGAGTGCTGCCCAATAGCAAGGCTAGGGCTGGAATTCATTTAGGGTCGCTGACCTACGTCGCCTTCGATTCCGCCATCTATGCCTACGACCAGACGGCAGAGTCGTGGACGACGGCGAACGGATCGCCAGTGTTCGTACTGGCAGCTAGCCCGACCAGCGATCCGGTCGAGTGGAATGGCAGCATCTACTGGTTTACTGGCTCAAAGATCGCCCGCTTCAACGGGACATCGTGGTCTGAGATCGACAACAATGCCGTAGCTGGTATCGTCTTTGGCGGATACTTGTGGACGGTCGATGCGTCTGGCAGCGTCCGCAAGTCCAATGTGGCCGATCTCTCATCGTGGACGCTCATCACATCATCGGTGCGGTTTACCGATGATGTTCCGAAGGGGATGTTCATCTATCAGGGCGGACAGAACCAGACGATCCCCTATATCATCGGCAAGCGGAGAATCTACGCAATCGACGAGGATGCTGGCCTGATCTACCCGGCTGGTCCAGCACTGCCGCCCTATATCTACCCGATCTCGGCAACGGTCTATGGTGCGGATAACTTTGTCTATATCGGACACGGGATGAGCGTCATCCAGTGGAATGGCGACACGGCCCAGAACATTGGCTTCGATGTCGACGATGGCGTGCCATCTGATATCCGCGGCAGGATCGTCAAGGTCCTCGGAACCGACCGCGATCTCTTCGTTCTCTCTTCTTCATTTCAGAGCGAAGCCGATGATGGCGGAGAATATGGGCCAACCGACGATTCATTCGCGATCGAGGCATCGCAGTCTGGTCCGGCAACAAGCTGCCTCTTCGTCAGGCGCGGTTCTGGCTGGCACGTGCTGAGCGTTAGTTCGCCGGATCAATCCGAGGCCACCACGATCTTCGTCTCTTTCTACCAGACAACCTACCGCCTCTGGTTTGCCTGGGGCAACACGATCTACTCGATCGACATGCCGCTTGGGCTCTCGAACCCGATCGAAGAAGTCACTGGTACGTTCCAGCCATCCGGCTATATCGTCACACCGTGGATCGACTTTGGCTACCACGAGAGCAAGAAGATCGGACTATTGCTCGAAATTCGCGCGAAGTTCGCCAGTTCGAGCGAGAAGATCACTCCGTGGATCGCCTGGGATGGGAGCAGCACCTGGCTGCCGGTTCTCAATAGCGACGGGAGCCATGGCATCACCACCATTGGCAGGTCGCGATTCATGATCAGTGCCGCCGGAGAATCCCCGCCCACTGGCCGAGCCCACGATAGCGTCAGGTTCAAGATCGACATGCAGCGCGGCAGCGATGTGTCGAAGACTCCGATCCTTGAGATGCTCTCGTTCCATGTCCTCAAGGTCGTCGATCCGATCATGGGGTGGGACATGGAGATCGACATGAGCCAGGACTATAACGGGCTCACGCCAGACGAACAATGGATTGCCCTGATGAACCTCATGAACGACAATCGCTACGGGCTGCTCCACTTCTGCTACAGCGACGACGAAACAGGATCGGTCCAATTGCGACCGGTCAAAGTCACCGGGCTGAGCGCCTCGGTCGGCACTGGTCCGAGAACGATCGGCAGGGTGAGGCTGGCCGTCTCCGAGGTCATCTCCGATGCCTAAGGACCCGCTGTCGGTCGAACTGGTCAAGCCGGTACCGGGTGCCAACAAGGTTGCCAATGTCAGGCGGCCTGGCATCTTCAAGCGCGTTCGCAGCCAGCCAATTACGCTTGCCAGGGCAGAGAGGCAGGAATTTCGCCGGTATCCAGCGATGCCGCTGTGGTGGCCGGGAACCGAGCCAGAGTGGGCAATCTACTGGGCGCACGAGCCGCTTGGTCGCGGACCAGAGGGTGTGCAGTGGGGATACCAGGTGCCACTCGGCGGCGGGTACAATCTTGCCGGAATGGTGCCTGATTTTCTGGAGTTCGAAGAGCGCGTCGCAATCAACGTTCAGGGAGAGTACTGGCATTACCGCAAGGGATACTCCATCCTCTCGAATGACATGATGCAGCGCATCATCATGCGCCGCTTCGACTACACGCTGATCGTTATAGACGAAGCAGATGCCGTAAGGGACCCGATCTACTTCCTGAGCGAGGCAATCGCGAAGGTCGATCACAGTCTGAGCGGCAGGCTCTACGGATATTAGGGGAAGAATACGATGGGAACAACGCTCTCGCTCCACGGCCGTGTCGTCAACAAGAACGGATCGGCCCTATCCGGCAAGACGGTCAAGCTCTACGATGTGACCAACCCATCGTCGCCGGTTGAGATTCCATCGGCGGCAACGGTGACGGACGCCAACGGCTACTTTGCGATCACGAACCAGGACGACACGAAGCCGTACCGCGTCGTGGTCGAGTACAGCCCGACCAGCAATCTCGTTGCCGTCCGCGAGCGCTTCTCGGCGCAGATGCGCAATCTCCAGGTCTGGGACCGGCTGCATGTTCGCAGCGGCGCGGTCGTCTCCATCGAGACCGATGCAACGGTCAACCGGTCGCTGACCGTGGGCGGGACGACGGCGAGCGGGCAAGCGAAGGTCTACGTCTACGATACAGACCAGGTGGTGATCTATACGGAGCAAGCAACCAATAGCAACGCCTCGGCGAACCTCTCCTTCAACAAGGCGCGCGGGACAATCCCAGGCAGGGCGGCGGTCCAATCTGGCGATGAACTCTTCACCATCTCCGGCTCTGGCTGGGATGGCAGTGGCTACCGCGATTCGGTGAAGGTCGTGGCCACCGTTGACGGAACGCCCGGCGCGAATGATATGCCGGGCAAGCTGGCAGTGCTTACATCGCCAGATGGCAGCGCAAACCCAGTCGAGCGCTTCTCGGTCAAGAACACTGGTGAAGTCATTGCTAACCGGTCGCTGACCGTGGGTGGGACGACAACGAGCGGTCAAGCGAAGGTCTACGTCTATGACGACGATGTGGTGAAGATCAATATTGAGCAGGCAACGAATAACAACTTGCCAGCGAACCTATACTTCAATAGGGAGCGCGGGACGGTCGCAAATAAGGCGGCAATCCAAAATGGAGATTATATCTTCTCTATCAGAGGCGCTGGCTGGGATGGCACTGCCTACCGAGATGCGGTGGCGATCGAGGCAGTCGCTGGAGTGCCGGGCTCAAATGCTGTGCCTGGCTCGCTGAGTGTGTCCACAAGGCAAATTGACTACCCTGAGATGAAACCGCGCTTGCTTGTATCAAACACTGGTGAGGTCACTGTCCTTGGGGCTCTGATTGTAGGCGGGGATACGACTGGCGTGGGGTATAGGCTCCACATCTATGACCAAAATCAGGTGACGATCAGGGTAGAACAGAGGACTAATAACAGCGCAGCACCGAATCTCAGCTTCGAGAAGGCGCGAGGCTCGACGACAACCCTGAATCCGGTTGTCAATGGAGACGAAATGTTCGTCATCTCCGGCTCTGGCTATGATGGCAATACCTACCTAACGTCGGCTTCAATCAATGCGATCGTCGATGGGAACGTCTCACAAGGAAATGTTCCGAGCAGGATCGAGATCAAGACGAGTACGGCTGGTAGTGGCATGCGCACGCAGATGCGGATCAACGAAGAGTCGATCGGGTTCCGGCAGATTCTGGCCGCTTCGAGCGTATCTGGCCTCTCTGGCGTTCTAAGAATCAGAAAACTATCCAATAATGATGTCATCGGCTACATCCCGATCTATAACAACTATGCCTAGTCAATGGAGGAGGGGGGAAGAGGCGTGGAAGTGCTCTACCAAGTCGCCGCACCAGTCGCCGTCGATCCTGCCATTCAGATCGTCTCGGATATCGCGCGCCAGGGTCCGCTTGGGATCATCCTGGCCTGGTTCATGCTGCGCCTTGAGCGCAAGCTTGATGCGCAGCGCGAAGCCGATGAGCGCCTGATCGAGGGCCTGGCCGAGCTTTCCAAGACGGTAGCGCTTCATTCCGAACTGATCAAGTCCTTTATCAACAAGAGGGAAAACCCTTAGGTCTGGGACTGGTCATGGGCATCGTGCGATCGATGCTATTATCGCTCCTGATTTTTGTTGTAGCCGGCTGTGGCGGCGGCGCTGGCCAGCAGCCGGCGCAGTCCCAGTCGGTCGAACAGCGCCTGTCGGTCCTGGAGCGAGCGCTGGTCAATCAGATGCGGATCAACAAGGATCAGGAAGAAAGGATTATTGCCTTGGAGAAAGAAGTCATGATGAGGGTGGGAAGTGGCAAGTAGGCGATCATCCAATGCCGACCTGGTATGCGTGGGTCCCAGGAAGGGGACAGAATAGCAGCCGTGGTGATTGGGTGGAGATCGAGGGCCAGCCGTCTGATGGGCTGGTCTGCTTCACCCGGCAAGAGATGTTGCGCCTCAAGTTCGAGCGAATGATGGTCGAGCGCGGCAAGTATGCCAAGCTCGACCTTGTTGTTCCAGAAAAGGAGCACGTCTATGAAGATTGTTGAGCGAATTCTCCAGGGCAAGTTCTGGACTGGCCGCGATGGTCATCCGGTCGAGGCCATCGTCCTGCACATCACCGATGGCGACACGGCGTCCGGGGCGATCTCCTGGCTGGCGCACCCGTCGGTTGATGCCAGCGCTCATTATGTTATCGACAAGAATGGCCTTGTCTACCGGCTGGTGCGAGAGGAAGACACGGCCTGGGGGAATGGCGTCGTCAACACGCCGGACATGAGCAACCCGCTCATCCGTCACTGGGTCGATAATGCGATCAATCCCAATCTCCGGACGATCTCGATCGAGATCGTTGGCCGTCCCGGCAACCCGATCACGGCGCTGCAACGAGAGGCGGTCTGCGACCTGGTTGCCGATATCTGCCGGCGGCGGGAGATCACGCCATCGCGCGAGACGGTCATCGGTCACTATCAGATCGATAGCGTCAACCGGGCGCGCTGTCCCGGCTTTGGCGAAGCCGTCTTCTCGGCAATCATCAACGAGGCGCGCCTGCGTCTATCGACCTTCTCGGTCGGGCCGGGCATCCTTGATGCCATGAAGCGCAACGGAGACGGGCCGCCGCTCAGCGACGAGCGCTATATCAGCGATGAGCGCGGCACCGTCTTCTCGGTGGTGGCGACATCCAGGGCGCTCTACTTCTGGCACAAAGGCGCTGATCGGGTCTACCGGTTGCCACTTGCCTAGTGGGGAGGGAAGATGTCGATCACCCAGCCAAGCCAGGTCGAGCGGCGCGGCCACATTAGCCCGGCCAGGTCGCCGCGCTACGATACGATCGACTGCATCGATGGCGATGCACTGGTGATCTTCGACACCCACGTTCCCTGCCATGACTCCGAACTGATCGAAGAGGCGTGCGATGTTGCGAAATCGCTCGATGTCGATCAGGTTGTCATTGGCGGAGACCTGATGAGTTTCGACCAGTACCGTCCGCGGACCGGTGTTGGCAAGCAGCATGCCCGGCGCGTTCAGGATGACCTGAACGACGCCGGGCTGCTGCTGCGGGAGCTACGGGGTATCTTCCAGCGGGTGGTGGTGATCCTTGGCAATCACGACCGGTGGGGGATCGACGCCCAGTCTGGGCATATGGACGCCGACTTCTGGCTCGCCCAGATGGCGGGCATCGATCACATCGACGGGATCAGAATCCTGACCAGGGAGCACCTGATCATCATGTCCGACCACGGGCAGTATCTCATCTGCCATGGCACTGGCGGGAGGCCGTCGAACCCGCTGGCGCTCCCAACCAGCCTGGCCGAACTCTACCAGATGCACGTACTGGTCGGACACTTGCACCGGAGTGCCCAGGGCTATAGCCGGTGCGGACGCTACACGGTGGCCAGCGTCGGATGCGCTGCCGATCCGCGGCGCTTCGAATACCAGCACATCAAGCCGCACCCGTTTCCGCGCCAGCAGCAGGGCTATGCCGTCATCGCCAAGGGCGAACTCCACCTCTTCAGTCGTCCTCTGCAATAACCGGCTCGAAGTCGGAGACGCGCACGCCCTTGCCAACCTTTCTAGCCCAATTCATCAGCGAGATCAAATCTTTGCCAACGTACTCCTCGAAGCCCGGCATGGCCTTGATGATCGTACCGTCATCATCGACAGCGACGATCACCGTTTCGCGCAGGCCGTTGCGGATAAACGAGACATAGGTCAGACCAAGCGCAGTCCTACTCATCGCTTACCTCCAGGTTGAAGAACGATGTCGTTCCGTGATCGAACCTGACGCTGACCGATCCGATCGGCCCGTTCCGGTTCTTGGCAAGATACAATTCCGCCACCCCGCGCGATGGTGCTGCTATATCCCATAGCTCCTCCCGCATGAGAAAGATCACCATATCGGCGTCCTGTTCGAGCGCGCCGGACTCGCGGAGGTCCGACAGTCGCGGCGTGCGGTCGGACCTCCGCTCTATGCCGCGCGATAGCTGGCTCAGTGCGATGACCGGGCAGCCCGCATCGCGAGCCATGGCCTTCAGTCCGCGGCTGATATCGGCGAGTTCTTGGACGCGGTTGTCCGGCTTCGAGCCGTAGATAAGCTGAAGGTAATCGACGATCACGAGATCGATGCGCCGGCTTGACGCCGTGCTGCTCACGCGCCGGGCAAGCTCCTCGATCGAGATCATCACGGTATCGTCGATCAGGATCGGCAGCCGTCCGAGCCGGTAGTAGGCGTCGGCGACGGCATACCACTGATACTTATCGAGCTGCCCGCGGCGGATCAGATGTGATGGGATGCCGGTCAGGACCGAGAGCATCCGCATCACCACCTGATCGCCAGACATCTCCAGCGAGAAGAGGGCGACGCTCATTCCCTGCGCGATGGCGGCATTGAGCGCGATCGATGTTGCAAGCGCGCTCTTGCCGACGCCGGGACGGGCGGCGATGATGATGAGTTCTCCCGGATGGAAGCCATCGGTCAGGTTGTCAAGATCGATGATGCCGCTCTCTACGCCGCGCTGCTGCCCGGAGGGCAGGCAGCGCGAGCGCAGCGAAGCGATGCTAGCAAAGTTATCTTGCGACAGCTTGCGCTCGATCCTGGCCATAGAGGTCTTCGTTTCGAGGATGACCTTGCCAAGATCGATACGTGTGTCTCCGGCAACAGTAGCAACGTTGATCGAGGTATCGATCAGCCGCCGGCGCGCCGAGAGGCCGGCGATGATCTGCGCGTAGTGCTCGGCGTGGACCGCTGTCGGGACCGTGCTGGTGAGCGTCGAAAGGTATGCCTCGTCGATGCCGGCTGCCGGGTGACGGAGGCGCATCTCCGCGCCGACCGTGATGATGTCGGGCGGGACGCGCCGCTTCATCAGCCGGATGATTGCTGCGTAGATCAGCCGGTGCGATGGAACGAAGAAGTCGTCTTCGCTTACGATCTTCGAGGCGGTGAGTATGGCATCGCGGTCGATCAGCAGGCTACCGAGCAGGGCTTGTTCTACCAGGTGATCATGTGGCAGACTCTCCCGGTTTCCTGCTGTACTGCTCATAGTCCTTCACCCAGCGATCGATATCGACGAATTTCATCTCGGTCTCGCCTGGCTCCAGCGTCCACCATCCGCCGGACCAGGACGAAAGCTTCTTGAGCAGGATCGCCTCGTGCCGGTTCAGGGCTACCGGCTCCTTGGCATGGGCATCGCTCCAGAGCGCCTGGCCAATGCCGATGAAGACCGGCATCCCAAAGTGTCGCTCGGCAATCTCGCGCATTGCGCGAATGAGGAGTTCTTTCGCGAGCGTGGTGCGGTCGTTCAGGATCGTCTCCGCCTTGTTCTTCGCATTGTCGAGGTCGACCCTGAGATTGAGATTCTCGATCTCAAGATCGGTGATCCGCTTGCGGGCGATATCGAGGTCGAGCCGGAGCGCGGTAGCGGCCGATTTCCAACTCGTTGTATTGCGCTTGCGGCGCTGCTGCGTGTCGGTCATAGACGATCACTCCGCCGATGGATCGTAGATTTCGAGCACATCCTCGATCCGGGAGAGCACTGCCGAGAGCAGGCTATCCGGCTCGATCGAGTTGCGATCGAAGAAGTCGATGATGGCGTCGTAGAGTTCGCCAAGTGCTGAGACGGCCTCGTGGCGCGAAGTGCCATTCTTCCGCACGTGCTGGCGAATCCACGTCCTCACGGCGCGATACTGCGCGCGCTTGACGACCAGCGCCGTCCGGGCACGGCGCAACCAGACGAGATACTCGTTCTCGTCGATCTTCTTCCCATCCGGGCCGATGCGCGATGTATCGCGCAGTTGCTCGTTGATCGACTCGATGTCGAGCCAGAGGCGGTCGAGCATCATCTCCGCCTCTTCGAGTGAGTTAGGAAGTGGAGTAATTGGCTCGATCTTTGCCATGGATACCCTCCAATGCTTTTCTTGCAGCGGCCCTGGCCCTGAACACGCGCGACTTGAGGGTCATGGCGTTGATACCCATCGCCATGGCAACCGTACCAAGGGTCTTGCCGCTGCCGTCAATGTATGCCCTGACAAGGGCGTCTGCGTAGGATGGGTTGATAGAAGATAGCGCCCGATAGAGCGCAATCGACGCCCTCCTCTTCTCGTCGTTGCGGATCGCAACGGCCTCTGGGTTAGAGAGGTCAGATGCATCTGGGACCGGACTGAGGTAGACATCGGCCTCCCTGTCGATGTTCGCAACCTTGCTGCGCCGGTAGCGGTCGATGGCGTAGTTCGACGCAATCGTGTTGACCAGACCGGACAGGCTCTTGTTGCTCTTCATGTTTCTCGCGTTGAACCATATCCTGATGATCACCTCCTGGGCAAGGTCTTCGGCCTCGTCCTTCGACATGCCGAATTGTCGGATACCGAAGCCGATGATCTTGGACTGATAGCGATCGATGAAGGTGATGAGCGCCTCCTCATCGCCGCGCATCAATGCGTCCATGATTTCTTCGTCGTTCATGCACGGAGGCCACTTCCGGAGTTGATCGAGTGCCGGCAGATCGACAGGAGTTCCCTGGCCACCGTCTCTGCATGCTCGGATTTTACCCTGATGCCGCCCCAGATCGGGTTGATCACCCGGTCGTCATCGATGCCGTAGTCGTCGAAGAGACGGAGCACGCGCCGGGAATCGTAGACGGTCAGCGATGAGTCGGCCCACATCAGGTCGTAGTAGATGCGGTGCGATCCGGCGTAGTCCGGTCCGTACAATTCGACGGCCTTGATGAAGGGACTGAAGGTCGCGCCGCAGTAGTACTTCACGGCGTTCGAGAGGTTCGGCCTTCTGCCGTGCCTGGTCATGAGGTAGCCGTTCTTGACGGCTGCCTCGTAGGCGGCAAGCTCTTCCTTGTTCAGGTGGAGCGGAACGGCATCGCCCTGGGAGACGATGATCTTCTTGCCGGCGATGGCCAGCGCTAGCTCGTTAAGATCGACCCGCTTCTTTCTCATCTTCATCTCCAATGATGTAGACGGTGATCTCTACATCATTCTTGTATTTGGGAGAGACGACCTTCCGGTGGTAATCCTCATCGCAGTACCGATCGTCGGCACCGATGACCGCAGCGATGAGGTCCTGGATCGATTTGTAGCAGTTGTCCATGTCGCGCCTCCTTCCGCTCATACGGAAGGAGGCGCTCCATCCCCATGAGGTCTTGGGGGGAACCTTCTTGTCAGGCACCGTTCCCGTGGCGATCCAGGAGAAGTACGCCTCATCGCGCCACTGGCGGATTTCCTTGGTATTGAACACGCCATTCACGGAGCGAATGTAGGCGTGGTTGATCGACGGTGGCATCGGGATGATGCCGGTGGCGATGACAATCCGGTTCCCCATGGCCTATTCCGTCATTCAGGAACGCCGGTCTCTGTCGAGATCGGCAAGCTTGAAGCCGTGGTTCACGATATCCTGCCAGCCAACGACGGGTAGGACGATGGTCTGCTCTAGCAGGTTCTTGCCGTCCTTGTCGATGTGGGCAGTGACCATGAACACGTCGTGGTTGTCCTCGAAGAAGGAGATCGAGTAGCGGACAGCGATTGGTCCGGTCAATCGCATGTCATAGAGCACCCTGGCAAGGCGCTTGGCATCGACGTTCATCTCCGGGTTCCAGTCAGCCATTCTTCTTATCCTCGCGGTACTTCTTGGCATACTCGCGCAGGAAGCCGATGCGCTCGTCGATCGCATCGCGCAGCGTCTCCCACTGGGAGATCGGGATGACGATGGCCGAACGCGTGATGTTATTGCCGGTGGACTGGGAGGCGATGGCCATCAGCGATGTCTCGACCGGGAAGATCAGCATGCAGTGTGCTTTCCTCTCTTCGCCGGAGTGGTTCACGTACTTCAGGTCGGGCAACTCCATGTAGACGCCGGGTCCTTCTCCGGTCTGGACGATTTCGAACTGCTCATGATTTTCCGGATCAAACATTGCGATCCCTCCTTAATGGATCGTTCTCGTGAAGGACAATACTCTCGCCATCACGGCTCGCCTTGAACCCGATGACGAAAGTTCCATCGGACCTCCGCCCAATGATGATGAGTGGCTCGGCCTCTCCGCCAGTCAGCGATCCGTACGGAAGCCAGCCAGCGGTCGTTGGCACCAGGAAGACGCGCTCTAGTGCGATGCGAATCGCAGTAGCTGCCCATGTGGCTAGCTCATTATCTGGTTCGAGCGCCATCCATGCTGCCAGGCTGGCCGGGTCGATCGACTCTATCCCGCCGTAATCACCGCGCTCGCGAAGTTCGGCAAGAGCCGCTGTTATGCGTTCGATTTCCTGTTCGTCAGGCGGTGGCGGAGGTTCCGGCCTGACATACCGGGATTGCTGCGCGCGCCGGTCAGCAATCCCGGCCAGGAAATGTACCGCATCGTCATAGCTTCCCATTTTGCTGGGTCGCTCTGACGACCATCGAGAGATGGAGGGAGGATTCGGCGACCATACCTGCGGCCTGGCGTGCTAGCTCGCGCGCTGGCTCGGACTGGATGTGTCCGTGATCGGCGGCCATCGACAGCAGCGCTGCCGCCATACCGAGCGTGAATGTCGCCGCCATCAGCGATGATGTCACATTGGGCTCTTCATCGATGATGAACATCGCCAGGAAGACGGTGCACATGAGCGCAGCGCTGTAGCGCCTGGCTCGCTGTTCGTGGTTCTCGCGCTCTAGGTAGCGCCTCACGACGTCGCCAAGGACCGACAGGGCAAAGTCGCGGATGCTGGCTTCCTCGCTGGCATCCTCGATCTCCATGTCGAGAATGAAGTGCGTCTGCACGGGCACCATCTTCGCAAGTCTCTTGACGGCATCGATCGATGCGTCGATGCGCTCGGAGACAAGCGCGTAGCCCTTGCGCTGATTATCGTCCTTTGGCGGCGAGACTTTGCCGGCGTACAAGACGAACTGCCGGCCGAGTTGCGACAGGAGCAGGGCGATGCGGATGTCAGCCGCATCGCCCTGGCTGTCGATGTTTTCCTTGATGATGTTGGAGATGACTTTTGTTGCGTTGAACTTGATCTCCTTCAGGACGCGCTGTGTGTCCTCCTTCTTCTTGGCAAGCCCTGATAGGAATTCATCGAACGATGGTCCATCATGCGAAGCCGATGGGCTCACTGTTGACCTCCTTCCGCAGCGGGCGGTCGAGATGGAACGAAACGTAGACCGCGTTGTCCTTCGAGTAGACGATCCTGTTCTCGAAGGGCGGCAGGTAGCCGCCCTTCAAGAACAGCAGCGTCCGCTCTTCTGGGGAGAGCGGCTTGATGGCATTGAGCGCCTGGTCGATCCCCAGCAACATCTTCAGGGACGGTGGCCGGTGTTGCTTGCGCGATGGGTTCATGACCGCCCTGAAGATCGATGATTTGTCCATGCCGATCATCCGGGCCAGATCGGCAATCTTCAGGCCGCGCTCAAGCGCCAGAATCCTGACTAGAGGTCCGAACGGAACCCCTTCGACGCTGATCCGCATACTCTTCCCTCATCAGCGCTTCATACTCCTTGAGGAGAGCAATCCACAACTGATAGGCACGATCCTCGTTCGCCTCACTTTCCGGGTGGGCGTCGAGGTATTCCAGACCGCGCTTAAGGCGTTCCTCCAGGCGCTTGATTCTTTCTTGCCTGGACATAGGTGACGGCATCCGCTGGATCGCGGAAGCCGAGGTCGGCGAGCTTTTCTGTGGCTGATTGCTTGAGGAGGTCACTTCTGTACCTCAGGATGGAGTCGGAAAGCTCCGACACTGCCTCTTCCCACTCGGACGGCGAGAGGATTCCGCCGTTGCGAATGGCGCTGTCAACCCTGACGACCTTGAGGCGAGACTCGACGTAGGAACCATAATCCGGGTCGATATCGCAGCGGCTGATGATCTGGTCGACCAGTGCCGCTGCACGACGCCAGTGTTCGCGCCACTCGACCATCTCATCCCTATTTCTCGTGCTCAGCATGATCTACCTCCGGCCTTTCTTCCTTCCAGCCACCGGTCCAGTCTTTCTCGCGCATCCAGTAAAGAATCTCCGGGTCGCCCCCGTAGGGAATAGTTACGGTGACATGGGGAATCTCTCCTTTCTTCCGTTCGAGCGGATGGCCGCCAGGGTCGATCAGCGCCACGGGCGTCTTGACCCAGAAGAGCGCCCTCTCTCTGCGCCCCTCATTGACGCGGTAGACGACTACCGTGTCGTTGCGCGGGTCGATGTGGCGATGATAGACCAGGCTGACGCCAAGCGATTCCAGGCCCGACTTCCCCATCTCCCGAATTCGGGAGATGGGGGTCGTTGCTGGAAGTCGGCAGGCGACGACGATCGCCCGCCGGAGCATTTCATCCCGGATGACGTTGACGCGCTTCGGCGCAGTAATGCCGTGCATCTCCAGACGCCGGAGCGCATTCGCATCCAGGATGATCTTGGCATCCCGGTTGATCCAGAGTTCAGGCGTTTCCTCGGTCAATGGCGATCCTCCGCCGCACCGAAGAACGAATAAAATCGGAGAGAGACATTTCGCGCGCAGCCGCCTCCATCTTCCAGAGAATCGCCTCGGTCTCGGAGATGCGGAACGAGACGAAGCGAGACTCTTCACCATCCGGAGAGATTGGAGGTCGGCCGGAGCGGTTGGAGAGAAGCCTCTCCAGCCGCTCCTTGGTGACAGGCTCAGAAGGGCACATCGTCATCATCCTCCTTGACGAACAATGTCGGGTCCTTGACCTTGATCAGGTCGATCAGGGCGCTTGCTTGGGCGCGCTCCAGATTCCAGATCGATGTGACGCCGTGCGTGCGCAGCGCCCAGGCATTCAGGTCTTCCTCAGAAAGGCCATTCTCGCGAGCCAGCCCGCGAATGAGGCCGATCTGTTTGCCGGTCGCCAGATTGTCCGGGCGTGTCGACGCAGGCTTGGAGGGAACCGGCGCATCGACCACGCGCGGCATGTCGGAATCTTTCCGCTCTTCGCCCTCGCCGATATCGAAGTCGGCCAGAGCGTACTCGGTTCCGAAGCCGGCGCTGGCCAGCGCGCGGCCGATTGCCTTGGTGGCCGCCTTCTCGATGAAGTCGTTGAAGTCCCCCCGCGTTTCGGAGCCGGCGTTTTGCGTCACCGTTCCATTCGGGAGGCGAACGGTGGCAATGAATGTCGCCCGGTCATCGGAAAGCTCCACGACCGAGAGTTCGATCGCGAAGCCCCCGTCCGGGTAGGCGTTGTGGAGGGCCAGAATTCTTCCGGCAACCTTCAGGTAGTCCTGCTGGCCCTCGCGGGTCCTGATCTTCATCAGATACTTGGAAATGTCAAACATCTCTTTCTCCTGTCAAGGTACCAATCACGCGGCCGATCGCATCCTGTCCGCTCTTGCTGGTGAAGCGGTCGATGGGATCGACCCGATCGACGATCTCGTAGAGAATACCGGGCACGCGGCCATCACCAACGTAGACGGCCATCGACCTCATGTCATGGCTCTTCCTCCATTCTTCCCAATTTTGAATGTACGTCTCCTCAACCTGGCACTCGCCATCGGTGATGAGGAGGAGGTCGGCCTTCCGGACGGCCGGGAATCTATCAGCATTCTCGATGATCCCGTTCATCCAGGAACGGAAGTCTGTCCCCCCGGCCCGGAAGTCCGAGATCAATCGTACCACATCACGCTCCGGGATTTTCCCGCCGCGGAAGATGTTGAAGTCGGCCCGGACTTCGAACCTGACCCAGATCAGGTCGCGCCCTTCCATGGCGGCAATCTTGGCGATCGCCAGCGCTAGCGCCTTGGCCCAGATAATTTTTTCTCCGCCCATCGATCCGCTATCATCGACGGCAACGATGATCGGACCCTTGGAATTATCCAGGCCAGAGGTCTGGTAGACCTCAAGTTTTCCGGTGGCGAACTTCAGGTCGAAGATTTCTTCGTCCATCGTCGCCAGCGACAGCGGCGTCAGCTTTTCGATCGCCTTCCCGTAGGAGAGGCCGACGATCGATCCTGGACGCCCAACGATCTTGGCCGGCCGCATCAGGTCGCCGAAGCTCTCGGTGATCCTGCCGAGCGAACGGACAACATGGGTAATCTCCGTCACCGACAGGTCGTCGGTCGACATCCGGCGGATCATCTCCGTACTGAGGGTCTTTCCACTTCCCTCGCCCTCAAGGGAGAAGCCGTAGGTATCGACGGAGATTTTCTGCGTCTCGTCGATCGGCTCAGAATCTTCCGAGATGCCTTGCGACCTGATGTACGCAAGTCCCTCTTTGAGAGCAGAGATCGTGTTCTTGACAGAGCGCATCGCCGCATCGATGTTGGCTTTGCGCTCGTCCAGCGTCATTTGCGACATCTCCTGGAGCCTTTCAAGCTTCTTTTCGATGCCACGCTCCATGGAGCGCATCTTGCGCCGGATGCTCTTCCTGCTGTCCTTGGCTGCCTCTCTGATCTCCGGGTCGCTCGACTTCCCCATGTCCTCAAGGGACTGATGCTTCTTCTGAGAGAAGCCGAGTTCACGTGAGTATTTGTCGATCCAGAATGTCAAATCTCCGAGATCGAACGACGACGTGTTGTTCACGCGCGCTAGCAGCGCAGCGATCTTGCCGGTCGCCATCGACGACAGGAGAGAGTTCCCGACAACGTTGTCGTGAAGCTCCTGCCAGGTGGTCGACTCGAAGACCGGCTGGAGCAGGAGGTCGATCGACTTTCCGACCGGATCGCCAGCCGGGATGTCGATCGAGAAGCGCCGGTAGAGCGCGCCGAAAATCTGGCGGACCATGGCGTCCGAGATATCCTGGCCGAATTGCTCGGCGGCCCGGCGCGCGTCGAGGATGTCCCTCGACGTGTGCTTGACCGATTCCCAGACGGCATCATCCCAGCGGTCGAACTTCCGCATGGAATTCTCCTTTCACGGGCACGGCGGAAGCCCAGGCGCGACGCCGCGCCTGGGCTTCCCTTCGTGCTAGATTTTCCCGCTGACGATGCGGTCGATCAGCCCTTCGATCTCGATCGAGAGCTTGCGCGCGTCATCAGCCACGTCCGGGGATTTCTTCAGGTCAGCGAGCCGCTTGTGTAGCTCTCTCAGCCTGGTGACGGCATCGGCCCGCACGTTGACCTCTTGGTCCTTCGTCAGCGCGTTGGTCATGCAGTCCTTGTAGTACTGCACGACCGAGTCTCTCATCTCTGCAATAGATGAGAGCAACTCGACGTCCTTACCAAGGACCGAGTTGACAATCTCACCGACCAAGCGCTGCTGCGAGAGCGCCTCCCAGAAAACGTGCTTGACGACCTCCAGGTCGGAGGTCTTGGCCGTCAAGCTGGCGCGCATCAGCGCATTCGCGCGGATGAGGTCGAGTGCCCACCGGAATCTCCGGGTCGAAACCGAGAGATTGGCCGATGCCAGCCTGGCCCCGATCTCCATCAGCAATTCCAGCACGCCGTCGGGAACATCGACGTGCGGAATTGCTTCCTTCAGGATGTCGAGGTCCTGAAGGGAAACCAGCGGCGGACGCTCGATCGTGGCCAGCCGGTCAAGATTCTTGGCGGTCAGCACCGACCGCAGAACATTGGCTGGCGGTCGCCCGACCGTCATGCGAATAGCAATCCGGTCTCGCATCGCAGCCATTTCCTCTCCCTGAGGAAATTCATTGCTGGTCGCGAGCACCGATCGAAGTGGAATCTTCACTGGCGTCGGGTTGACCACCTCGCGCTCATTGAGCGCCAGAAGAAGGTGGTCGTGAATTTCCCGCCCCGCCTTGAAGATTTCTTCTGCCACGAAGAAGTGGCAGTCGGCGAGCCGGCCCTCGGTATTCATCACGACCTGATCTCTTTCGCGCAACGCGCGAATGGACACAGGTCCGATGACATGATCGGGAGTGGAGAATTGGGAGAATTGGTACTTGAAGACCTTCGCGCCGCCGATGCGGCGGACGATCTCCATAACAGTCAGAGATTTGGCCTCTCCTGGAGGTCCGATAATCACCATATGGTGTCCGGAAATCACGGCCAGGATGGCCTGGTGAATAATTTCCTCGTGGCCGATCACCACGCCGGCCACGGAACCCTTGAGCGCCTCGATGCCGGTCAAGGCGCTGATGGCCCCGTCGGAGAGTTCCTTCTCTCCCTTATTGTTGAAAGAAATCGAACGCATCTTCTCCCCTTTCGATTGAAAATGCCGGCGCGCAACTGTGCGCGCCGGACGGATTGCTACTGGAGGTCAATCACGAAAGCCACTTCGGCAGCGGGCTGCTGCCGGGTTTCTTATCCTCGTCGTCCTCCTTTCTGCTAGAGATTTCCTCGATGCTCTTCACATCGAGTCCAGCGGTCTGCGCGCGGACGTCATCGACCATCGAAACCGGAACGGCGATGGCGATGACCATCTCCAGCGCGTCATGCTCCGCCACGTGCGCGTAGGTGGCGATGTTGAAACCACCGCACCCCTTGCACCGCGTGACGGTGCAGATTTCATTCAGCACCGTGGCCATCAGGCTCGCGCCTTTCAGCCACGGAGAATTTTCCTCCGTGACCCTGGTGTCTGGCCGGAGGACAATGATCCCGCCGACCTTGTCGTCGGGATCAATCCCAAAAATGTCGCCGATGCGCACGAAAATTCCTCCTGTTTTCTGAACAAACAAAGCCTAGAGGTCGGACACCCCTAGGCTACCTTCAATAAAATCCGAGATGAGATAAATTACTCTACTTCATTCGCCACCTCCATGCAGAGGATGATGAAATCACGCATCCTCTGCTCCGGGAGACCCCGGACTTTCATCGCCCACACGGCGTCCTCCGCCATGTGGACGATCCTGTGAAGGTTCCCGGAGGTCGCCCATGCGACCACGGAATCCTTCACCATCTCAATTGGGAAGCTGCTGTCGAGCAGCTTCCCAACAAAATTCTCATCGATAGCTGTTGCCTCGTAGAGGCTCCGGCTATCGATGCCGCGGAGCTTCACAAACATCCCCCCTACTAAAATCCTTCTCGCCGCACTCGCGGCGACGTGTGCGCACTGAGAACGACAATGCGCACGCGTCGCAGCGCGTGCGAAAAAAAGATGGAGGTCCCCCGCGCCGCAAGGCGCGGGGGAAATAAATTCATTCCTCCGCGCTATCTGACAAATCTAGGCGCGCAATCCAGCGGCGCGCCTCGCTCTCGGCCCGGAGGCCGCGCATCGCCTCATAATAGGCGACCGCGGCGGCCCCTGGACCGATCTCGCCCGCGCTGCGAATTGCAGCGCAGGCTTTGTCAATATTCTCAAGGTAGCAGCCCTCGCTGCTACCGTAAATCTGGTCGCAACCCATTGTGCATGGGTTGCCGCACCGCCCGGTCGGGCGGTGCCGACAAATGCGGCTCATGATTTAAACCCCTTTCTCCCACAGATTTCTGTGGGAAATCAAATCTGCGGCGGAGGTCGCCGCCGCTCACCGCACCCGCGGCGACGTGTGAGCGCTGAAGAAAATCAACGCGCACGCGTCGCAGCGCGTGCATGTTCTTTTTAGAGGCCGCGCGCATTTCTGCGCGCGGCCGTGGGAGCGGTGGCTACTTCCGCCAGTGCGGAAGCAACCACCGCTCCCAAGAGTTGGGAGCGCGCTCCTCCTCCGGCTCGCGCCGGAAGAGGAGATCGATGATGGCCATCAAAATTCCCCAAAGCATTATGGACCCCCCTTTCTAAATTACGGCGGCTGACCGGCCGCCGCTCGCCGCACTCGCGGCGACGTGTGAGCGCTGGAAATATTTCCAACGCGCACGCGTCGCAGCGCGTGCGTGTGGGCGGGCGGGAAAATTTTCCCGCCCGCCCATTACCGGTACTACTACGCGGGCTACCAACCCGCGTAGTAGTACCGGTCGTCAACCTGCGGCAATTGCCGCCGCTGCCGCCGGAAAATTCCGACGGCGGCAGCGGCAATCGCCTGCTGCTCATCTGGGGCAGCCGTCCTGATGTAGTTCAGGACGGCCTCGGAATTCTTCCCGCCCTTGCGGACAAGGGCGGGAAGAACAATCCAAATCGCCGGCTTCTTGGTCGAAACCAAGAAGCCGGCCCGCTTTGACTCTTCCTCGGTGATCGCCCCCGCGATCACCAGAGCACAATTTCGGGCGCTCCGCCCGAAATCGTGCTCCAGCAGCTCAAGCGTGAAGCTTGAGCTGCGCCCGGAAGTCATGTACCTAATCGCGTCCACGATGTCCCCCTTTCTTGACCTCCAGCGATTTTCCACTGGAGGTCGAGCCAAAATTTTTCTGCCGGCACTTCCGGCAGTTGCCGCACACGCGGCAACGTGTGATCCCTGGAAATTTTCCAGAACGCCGGAAAATTTCCAAGAAGCACGCGTTGCAGCGCGTGCTATTTTCAGAATTCGCGCACGGCGTAATGCGCGAATTCTTTATTGATTGCGGCCGCGGCGCGCGGCCGCGGCGCGGCGGCCG